CGCCATTGTCTTAATGATATGTTTGCGGCGATTAAGAGCAGTACAGCGAGTGGGTCAAATACAAATATGAGTATCAATATCACTATACGAACAGCCTTGTCAAAGTTGTCTTCAGCATTCACTCCATAGATTAATTCTGCCACATATTTAATAGGTCCTACTTCTGCTTCTATTTTATTTTGTTCTAAACTTAATGTTCCTTTTTCTTCGGATAGTTTAGCAATCTCATTACTTGCTTCTTTAATTGCATTATTTAATTCGTTTCTTTCTACTTCTTGTTTCTTACGTTCTTTTAAACCTCTAGTTACAAATTCTTTTTCAATGTAAACTTCTAACGCCTTGTCTAATTGATCTAATGTCTTTTGTGATCTGTCTATAATCAATTGTTGTTGATTGATTTGATTGTTTAATAATTCTATTTTGATATTGTTACTTGATGTAGGTTTAACTTGGTCAAGGTGTGCCTTTGATAGAAACCCAAAGATACCCATTGATGTAATGAATATTAAAACTATAATAGCACCAAAGAGATATGCTTTTAGTAAGCGTGGTACATCACTATTCCAATTATTATATAACCAACTAGCCGCTACTAACTTACCGACTTCTAGTGCTGAACCCATAGCTATAATAGGTATCACAGCGCCAGCAAATAGTGTTGCTAGACCAATGATTGAATAACCAGCCGCTATAACAGATATAGAAATGGCCGATAGAAAGGTTAGTATTGTTAAAAACATTATTATATTTTATAATCTTTTCTAATTTTCTTTATTATACTTTTGATTTTAGGAAAATAATTTTTATCTGAAGCGTAACTGCCAAGTGTTTCAACTAATATCATAGGGTCGTCAATTCCATCATCTCTCAACTTCCTATAATCTATAAAGTTCGTACCATTATTTAGTATTTTAATATAGTGTTCTATACTATAACACTCGTGTTCATAAACTCTAACGCCCCATTTCTTTGGAGTGTTTGATGGTAACATATGTGGGTCTTGTAAATCATATGTTCTTATACCGAATAGATTTTTACCAACTTTGGCAAACCTACTATCACCCCAACCAGATTCTAATGCTGCCTGAGCAAGTAATAGTTCTACATTTACTTTTTCAAAATCTTTATTTTTATGATACACATAATCCACACATTGTAAAACGTTATCTAAAAATTGTTGATTGTTGGTGTGTTCAAAGTTAGGTTTTTTAGGAACACTTGCCTCTGCTTGTGATATAACTTGATTTTTATATTCAAAAAACGTAAGTGTAAAAAAGATAGCAATGGTTACCACCATCAATGTTCTAATTACAGTTTTAAATGTTTTCATTTAACCCTCGCTACGTATTCGTATGCTTGTAAAGTCTTTTCATTATAATCTTCATAAGTATCAGGTAACTTTTTTTGAAAGAAATCTAACTTATCTCTATATTGATTTGCATTGTCAAATATTTTTTGAGCTTGTTTTTCTGTGTAGTTATTGTAAACATCATTTACCCAATTACCTGTATAGTAAACTCTACTTACCCCTGCTATGTTACTTGGTTTAGCAAGTTCTCTTAATTGAATTAATGCCTCTCCGACATTTTGTTTAACGTAATGGTCTAACTCTTTTGTTTTTTTTCTCACATTTTCCATAATATATCTTTCTTACTATAAGTCAAGGCCAATTGCATTTAATTTTGATCTAAAACTGTAAAACAATTTATTATGATTTCCAGTATCACCTACATTAGCCATTTGATATAGATGGACCATTTCGTGGCCTAAAGTATCCACAAATTCTTTTTTATTATGGTAATAAGGTAGCATTTCTAAATGAAATACTCTTGTTCCTTTTCTTTTCCATTCCCAAACTACGACTTGACCGTAGCAATATTTTTTAGATTTATCTCTATAAATCTTTTTGATTAAAATTTCATTAAAGGGTGACAGTATATTATCAAATACAGATTTATTGATAACATCAAAATAGTGTTTAATATCTTTGTATGTTGTTTTATACTTCTTACGAGAAGCCAACTCTCTTTTTAAGATTTTTTTCACTTGTGATTTCTTTGATTTTGTTTTTGCCATTTACTCTTTCTTAACATTTTTATCATTGACAATCCTTGTCTTTGATAGTTGAATCTTTTAATAATAAACACTTGTGCTTCTTATCAATGTCAAGTCTTAATTGAGTCATTACATTGTCCATAATGTAAGGTAAATGTTGTTGTAGTATAGAAACCATTTGTAGAGCAAACTGGTGCCCCATTTTTTCTATTTCACTTTCTAACAATTTCTGGTGGTCCATATCGGTACCTTTAATTGTTTCCGTTATAACATGACCTACAACAGCCTCATTATAATCATTCGCTTTGGCAAGACTTGTTAGCCCAAACCAAATCATAGTATTCAATACTATAATTGTTATCAAAAATTTACGCATAATATATTTTTCTCTCTTTCATATTTATAATATACACTAAAAAGAGGTGTTTGTCAACAGGTAATTTGGTAAAAAAATGTAGTAAAAAGAGGGTATTAGAGGAACAAAGGGTGAACAACTACTTGTCGCACCCTTTATTCTAGTGATTCGTTATGGTGTTACAAAGTCATTGTTCCAACCAAAGGCTTCTTTAACCATATCAGCGGTTAAACCTTTATAAGTTTTATTAAGTGTATTATTCTTCATATCTAATAAAACCTTTGCTTCGTCTTTATGTAATCCTTCTAACATCTGAATAAACATAGTTTCTTTTTGTAGTTTATTAGTTGCCTTATCAGCACCTTTAACAAAATGCCATAGTCTTTTTGCTTCAGCTATTAAAAGTGTATGTTCTGTACCCGCTGGTACATCATTCTCAATATATGGGGGTATACCTTCTGGTAATTCCCATTCTATTTTTGGATCAAAAGCACCTTTTAGAATTTGTCTTAAAGCAGGTTTGTCGTTTTGCTTTAAAATTTCAATCTTTTTAGATTTGTCTTTTGCGTTATTAATCTTTGTAAAGATTTCACTTATCAATAGATCAGCAGTACCTGACGTTGCCGCCATTGCTGCCATTGATTTTTTAGAAATCAAATTAGGATTGTCTTGTGCCATTATATTTCTCCATGCATGTTATCAAAAATCATTTATATTTTCAATCAATGATCTTAGTTTGTTTTCTATAAAGTAACTTAATAATAGCGTCCTATCATTTACTTTATAATTTATATATTTACTCTTTATATCATTATATATAAGACTTGGAATCTCGTCCAAATCAATCAATTGTTTATTTCGTTCATAATACTTTTTAGTTTCTGAACCTAGAGGTATGTTTGATATATTCGCCCACTCCTCTAATCTTTTCTTATTTATAGGTCTTTGTTTAGTACCCGTTACAAATACATCATCAGCACTTAATATGTTTGGTACACCATCTGATCTATCGCCTTTAATTATTTGTTCATGTAAAAAATTAACTGGGTCTTCACTTTCTACAAATTTCTTTTGTATCGGTGCATACTGTTTTACATTTGGATATTTGTGTAATTGAATAAAGTCTTTATCGCCAGATACAATCATAATTTTTTCTTTAGAGTAACATTCTTTTACAAGTACAGCGATTATATCATCTGCTTCAACTTTGTCTATATGTAAAACAATGTATGGAAAGTTTTGTGCGATTTCATCTCTAATCTCACCAATCATTTGAAATAAAGCAGACCAATCAATACCAGATTCATCTCTTGTTTTTTTTCTTTTAAACTTGTAATTAGGAAATATATCTTTACGCCAAGTATTCGCACCATCAGCACATAACACAGGCGTTCCATATTCATCTTTAAACTTTAAATTATAACCACGTAAAGAGTTTAATACCATATGTCTTAACATATCTTTATCTGGTAGATCATCAAACTGGCCTCTTGTTTGAGCCATTAAGTTTGAAATCAATACTTGGTTTAAATCAACTAATATCATATTGGTAACTTTGCTAAACTTTCAAATTGAGTAGACCAATCTCTACAGATGTCCATAACTCTTTTTCTATTTTTAAAATTAATCTTTTTGTTATCTATCAATGTTTCAAATAACTTATCAATGTTTGAACCTAATTGTAGATTAATATGTTTCTTAAACTTAAACTTTTTAAATTCATCAAACGCAGTAACTACATGATGTTTTTGAAATGGCTCATTTAATTCGTACCAATCCTTTGCATAAAACCAATCTCTAACTCTCATTGAGAGATATGGAGTAATAAACTGTTTGTTATTGTTTCTAGCAATTCTTTCATGCCATAGATAACCAGCTTGATTAAAGTAATCAAAATAATTGTTTCTAAATTCATCAAACTTTTCTTTTGGTTTACCTTTTGTATAATGTAATATTGCTTTCTTACTTATTCCATAATAACCATCTGCCGCCCAACCACTAATAACAACTCTTTCTTTTATTTGTGGATAAACATATAGAAATGGAAAACTACATTCAAAATGTGTTTTCTTTTTACATTTAATTTCTTTTGCTAGTCTTAAAAAATCTTCTTCTAAATTATCTGTTGGTACTTCTATAACTTCATAATTCCAATTAAATTGTTTTGAAACTTCTACAGCTTTTTCAGCATCATAACTAGATTGATCTTTTAGATGAAATGTATATGCTGTAATTTTTTTACCAAGTCTTTGTGCTGCGAATGCAACTGATAAACTATCTACTCCACCCGAAAGTAAAACAGCAACTTCTTTGTCGCTTGTTTGTTCTTTTATATCTTGTTCTATTAATTTATCAATCATTTAGAATACTCACCTGTAACATCTGTTACTGTTAATCTACCTGTAAAGTTCTTCCAATGGTCTTCAGGATCTCCAAAATTTTCTTCAATATAATCATGGCCTTCTTCTTCGTATTTTTCTTCTAGTTCTTCTACAGTAATACCTTTGACTTGTGTAAAGTATAAAGAACACTGGTCATCAACTTCACCGTCTTCATAGACACTATTAGCGCCTGTATCAATATCAAAATCTTCATTATCATCATCAACTGTTACCCAATCTTCAATAGGTTGGTCTTTTTCTGTATCAAGTCTAATTACACACCAACCCCAACGATACATTTCTTCCATAACAAATGAGATTTTACCGTCTTCACTTTTGTAAAGTGAGTTTTCATATACACTTTTCTTTTGTTGTGTTTCAATTTTATAATACTTAATCATTTAAATATTTCTTTTTATACCAACTATAAAATTGTTTATCACCAAAGTATTCTACAACATGACTTGCTGGTACTTGGTCACTTCTTATACAATCAGCAACATCTTGGTATTCTGTTC